GAGTTCACCAAGTTGTTTTTTTGCAATTTCTTCCATTGTTGCACCTTCCAACTTTTGTTCTTCTCTTAACTGTTCCAATTGTTCTTTAGTCATTTTACCAGCCTCAAGAGTATCCATTTTACCAGTCCAAACTTTATTACCTTCCTCGTCTGTTGTCATTCTTTTTATTTGAACTTCCGCTTTTCCACTTTCTGGGTTTATTGTTGCTAAAGTTGCTACCAATTCCCTATCTTCTTTAGACATGTCAGACCTAAATTTGATTTGTTTCATATTGTAATCTAACTTAGCTGCCGCTGTTCCCATTTTTGTTAATTCATCAACACTTATGTTAAGTTCTTTTGCAATTTCCCTTAATCTTCTTTTTTCGCCTGGCATTATTTCAAAACTTCCAAGTTGTTTATTAAACTGAACAAAATCTTTTGTCATTGTAACAATTTGGTTTTGTAATTCTGTTGGGTCGTTTGCTGATAAATCCATTAATTTTAATGGGTCAAGTAATGCAGTTGTTGAAACACCTAGTCTTTGCATTGCTGCTGCTGTTTTAATAGCACCTTCTGGGTTAAAAACCGTTTCTGCTAACTGAAAGACACCTTTCATGTCAAAACCAAGTTTTGTTGATTGAGCTGCCATTTTTGCTAGTCCTGTTATACCACCTTGGAAATTATACATATTCATTTCCTTCATATTTTCAACAACTTTTGCTGCAACATCTTTAACAATAACACCAGCTTCTTTTGCTGTTTTAACAACTTTCATCATTTCGTCTGGTATTGACCTTAAATTTCCACCAACACCTTGAAATGCTCCAGCTAATTTACCAATTTCAACACCACTTACTTTTGTTGTTGCTGCTAAATCAAAAAGTTGTTTGTCGGTAATTGAAATGTTTGTACCGTACAACTTTGAAATGTTCATATAGTCGTCGGCGACTTGGTTCATTTTCAAACCAATTTCAGCGTATTTGGCTCCGGCATCAGCAACTAATTGTCTAAATTCACCGGCTTTTTGTGCTCCAAGACCTAATGCTTGATTAATTTTTGCTGATTGTTCATCTAAATAAATTAACCTTTCTAATTGTTGTTCAAGACCAAAAATATCTTTAAAATTATTTTTGATTAATTCAAAAAGTTCTCCTACTTGTTTTACAGCATTAATACCGGATTTTGCCGCACCTTTGTATGCGCCTTCAAAATCAGAACCTGTAGTAAATTCACCAGTTCTACCCTTTGGTTGAGTTTCTAGTTGACCACTACCATCACCTATTGTAAACATAATATTAATTACTTTATCTTATAAATAGTTTAATCTTGATTTTGTTCAACCAATTTGTCAATAACATATCTTCTAAAATAAGTTGGCATAATAAGGTAATCACTATAAGATAATTTTATCATCTTAGCTAAGAATATATATTCATCAATGAGTCTTAATTTATATTGCAAAGAAAGGCCGAAAAAATTCCACCCCAAAAGCAATAGACACTACTACTCTTTCTCCGGACGGGGCTATGACTTCTTTTGATAGATCAAGTTTAGGTTCGTTTTCAAACATAAAACTTCTAATATATTTAGAATCAGATATTGGCATTGTTTCTATAAATTTAGCAATATCACCTTTATTGGCTTTTCCATCTAATTCAACGATTAACTTATTAAGTCTTGTTGTAATAGTTGGTTGAATTCTACCTTGTGGGTAAGTATCTAATACTCTTTCAATTTCAAGATAGTCACGCATAACTAATGGTTTTAATTTTACTGTTGATTTACTTTTAGGTAGTAAAACCGTAAACGTACCATCTTCATTCGGTTGGACTTCATTCTTTTTAATATTTAATTCATCTAATAATATTGTAGCATCAAATAACTTTCCTGTTTGTGGGTCTGTTACTTTAACAACGTATTCTGGACCAAAAGAAGTATTTCTTAAAAATAACAATATTGCTTCAATATCACTATCAAGTAAATCTTCTGGTCTTAAATCTGGTTCATATAATTTATTTCTTAGTAATGGTAGAATTATCGTTTCTTTAATAGATTTAGTACCATCCATATTAACCAATATATTTTCGTCAGCGGCCGTTAAGTAACCAACTTTAACACTTTTCTTTTTGTTTGGATAGAATATTCCTCCGGAAGGAAGTGGTACCACGTCGTGTGGTAAATTAAAATTCATTTGTCCGTAATCATTAACATTTGTTTCCATATTCTTTTTTATTATAAAAATATCTTACTTATGTTTTTTGTAAATAAAAAACCCACATAACAAAAAATTATGTGGGTAGTAAATAATATTTGAATAAAATTAGTATACCAAAATACAACGGTCCATACGAAGTGATGCTGAAATATCAGCAATTGCATCTTGAGAATAAGATAAAGAACCAAAGTTCAAGTCAGTCATAAATGTACCTTCTAAAATCCATTTTTCAACAACAACTCCGGTTGGGTCGAGCATTTCCAAATCTACATTTTTCTTATAACCTGCAGCATAACCCATACGTCCTGTTACAGATTCAGCACATAAACGCATCCATTCCATTAGTGCTTGTGCTGCAGAAGGTCCAATCGGATCTCTAAATTTAACAGTAATTGGGTCCCAGTTAAATCTACCAGCAACAAAAGTTGAAGTGTTTAAAAATTGGATTTCTGTCGAACCTACTTTAATTGAAGGTCTTGAAGCACTTTCAACAAACCATTCGTTTATTCCCAAACTAGAAGGAAATCTTAAGATAAACCTGTTCTGTCTTTTCGGTTCATAAGGAACTGGCATTTTCATTAATAAATCAGCCATAATTTTTATTTTTTAATTTAATGTTTATTTTTCTTTTTTTGATAAATATATCGATATTAGGAATTTTTCTATTTACTTTCAGTTTTTTTCAAATTATATATCCTATTATAAATATTACTTAATTAATATTAATACTGTTTTTTTTCTCCCCCTGCTGTTAAATAAGTTTTTAATATATTATCTTCTTTTTTATCAAAATGTTTTTTCATAGATTCTACGTTTCTTACATCATCATCTGAAAATCCAATAAAAGGTGTAAAGTAATTTTTAATTTTATTTTTCATCATACTTTTTGATTGTAGATTCTTTGAAGTAAGCTTAACGTAATCTACAAATTCTTCCATCGCATCAATCTTGGCTTGTTCAGGATTTGTTTCCGAACCTTCACCGAAAGATACAGGATAAAATCTACACATATCAAGATATGATCTAATTAGTTGATCCTTTGTTAATTTATCTTCATCAGCCAAATTTCTATACTTTAATAAATTTTTAGCTAACTGGTTTGAATCAATACCATGTATATTTTTTTTAATTAAATTATATACAGCTTGTTTTAAAATACTTGGTGTGTGTCCTCTTGCTGTTACAATTGAAAAAATAGAGCCGTTGTTTATGGCTTCCACAAAATCTGACCATGCAGGTCCAGTAGGAGCTTTCATCACATCTTCTAAGAATTTCTTATCACCGGTCACCCTAAAATCCCTAAACGGGTTTTTATCAAAACCGACAATTGTATGACCTTCATATTCTAAGTCTTCATTTCCAATTTCTGTTCTGTATTCGGCAAAATCTTCTGTTGACATACCCACTGATTTCCCTTCACTATCCTTCAAATAAATTTTTGTTGGCATATACATAAGATTGTCATCCCAATCAAATGCGTAGTATTTCATAACTGGTGTATGAGCATCATCAATAATTTCATTGATGATTTGTCTAACTAAATTTTTATAATTCATATTAATAAATATTACATAAAATAAAAAATGGGGATCAATGACCCCCACTTTATAATAACCTTTAATTTATTATACATCATCAAACGACGCACCAGTTGGTGTAATGTAGAATGTGATATCAATAAATTCTAAAGATTTTGTTGGTTTGATGTAGATTTTACCTACCATCTGATTTTTATCCAAATCTTCTGTATCATTAGATACTGTTACTCGGAAATCATATAAACCTCTATCTCTTCTAATTGAATCTAAGATTGGGTTAACAGCATTCAAGAAGTCTTGTCTTACTTGTTGGTCGTTTTGGTCAAACAACAATCTTACAGAAACAGCGGAAATCAATTTACGAGCTTGTAATAACAATCTTCTTACATTGATTCTATCAAGTGCTGATTCTCTTACTTGAAGTGTTTTGTTACCCCATATTACGGTACCTACATCAGCAAATGTTGCAATTGGGTTAATTCTTCCAAGGTAAAGAACATCTCTATCTTCTTGTGTTAACTTCTTACGGGCTTTAATTGAATTAACAATACCACGAGTATAACCAGCAGCCGCAAACCAAGGGAATGCAATGTTGTCAGTTAATGCTAAGTTTCTTGTTACTTCAGCCGTTGCTGGAATATAGATTTGTGTGTTATTAACACTATCTCTTGTTAACACCCAAGGATAATATGTTGCAGTATAGTTTGAATCGATTCCAGTTTCTTCTAACAAATCAACAGCTTCTTGAGGGTAGATAAAGTTATCACCATCAGTTGTTGATGCAACGAACATTTGATAATCTGGCATTGTTGTGATATACAATGAATCAGCTCTTTCATTTTCAACCATATCGATTGTTTTTTCAACTAAATCACTATTATTATATAAATCAATACCTGGTGTTGTGAATACATTGATGTTTACAGCTTCTGGATTAGCAAAAGTTCTAATACCTAATAAGTAAGCATAATAATCTGTATTTCCATATTCAACAGAACCATCACCGATTGCAATTTGTTTAAATAAACCATTACCTTTTCCTTTAGGGAATCTTAAAGAAGAACAAGCACCATTTAAGAATCCTGTCCTACCTAATGTGTATTTATCAGCATTTGTTCTATATTCTCTGTATATATCCCAACCATCAAATCCACCATAAACCATAACCGTGAATTTTCTTGAATTTAATCTGTAGTAAGGATCTGTTGGGTCTGTTGGTTCAGAAGAGAACGAAGCGTCTCCAACTTCAAATGCTGTAGTACCACTTGATGCGAAAGCACCTGAAATTGTAATACCACTCGCAAATTGGTCCATATGGAAACCTTTAGTCTTGAAATCCCAATCAAATGGTTCCCCAGTACATAGATTAAATGGTTTTCTTTTTCCTTTATATTGGAAGAAGTCGGTATCAACACCCCAATAAGAACTAAGACCTAAATAAGTTCTTCTAATGTTATCACCAGGACTTGTGAACGCATCGTCACCACCACTTGATAAACCAAAAGGAGGGTTAAATACTAATTCACCAGGGATAAAATATTTAGTCTTATAAACTGGGAATGGAGATTTTCCACCTGGATATTCTCTGAATGTATAACCTTCAAATCCACAAGGTATTGCATCAATAGGCGCATCTTCGTTCATCTCAACAAGAACGTATCTTGATTTCAATTCATATTCACCATCTAATGTACCAATTTTTTTAGCAATAAAGTTATTTTCTTGAGGATTCATAGAACAATTAGTGAATTTTTCTAATACAACTGGGTTAGCATCAGTATCAAAATAATCTCTAATTAAAACAGTAAATGTTTCATTGTTAAATGATAGGTCAGTTAATGAAATTTTAACTTCTGTGTTTGCACTATTACCGTCTGAAATTGTGTAAAACTTAAATAGATTATAAACTTTTGTACCTCTTAATTCTGAAACAACCCAAGGTGTGCTAGGTGATTGGAATTTTTCTAAGTAATAACCAATACTACTTAAATCATTACTTTGAGCACCTTCACTAACAACTAATTCAGCACTTAGACCTCTAATATAACCTTTACTCCAAGCATAGTTAAGTAGGTTTAAATAAGATTCTTCAACCATTAAAGGAACTTGAGTTCTTGGTTTTTCAAAGTTACCACGACCAAATACTTTGTTAATATTCTTAGCGTCGTTATTTGAAAGTGAAACTTCAAAAGCAAAATCAGTACCGTCATAGTTTGTAGCATTAACACCAAATGGTAAAAATGGATTTTTAAGAACACCACTATATTGACCGGTCATATCTATAGTAACATCTGTTACACCTGTTACTTCATAAACTGGGTTTGTTCCGTCTGAATAAGGTGAAATACCTCTTGATCTTAATGTAGTAATAATCAAGTCATCGTATTCCGTAAACGATGTTCCAGTATAGTAATATATCATACCAACAACTGAACCTGTGAAACACACATTTGGTGTTGGTGGAACGGTAGTTGTTGTTGTAGTTGGTAATATTGGGTCACAAATAAATTGTAAAGTTATAGTTACATCATTAGGGTCTAATTCTGCTGGGTCACTAGATACTAAATTACTTATTGAACCAGTACCTGCTAATCTTTGGTAATCATCATTAGGGAAACTAACAATTGTACAACCACTAACTTCACCAGCATCTATTGTAACTGAATCACTAATTAATATTGGCAATCCACTTGTTACATCAATTGTTGCATCAAATGATAATGTTACGTCATTTGGAACTGGTAATGTTGATGATAAACAAAACTGAACAACAATTGATCCTGGTGCGACACTAACAACTAAATTGTAAGGACCAAAATTTCCAGTCGTTGTTGTAGTTGTTGTTGGTAATAACAACGGGTTAAAAGGATTTACCAAACTTGTATATACATTTGTTTGTTGTAAATTATCAACCGATGTAAAGAATGAAAATCCAGAATATAAACTATTACCAGCATTTTGGAATAGTGCATAATACCAAGAATCATTTTGTGGTGAACTTGGGTCAGAATTTTCGAATACAACATTATCAACAGCAAAAACATTTGTTTCAGCCGTGTAACCACCAGCATATAAACTATTATAATCAGCTTGAGGTATAGAACCAAAATATCTTATAAAATTATTTTGTGCTGCAGTTGGGTTACTACTATTAATAACATCAGAAATTAAAGCATTAATTTGTGTTTGTAATGTAGATAAGTCCCCATCAAATTCTTCATAAGAAGAAGTTAATATGTTTTGAATGTCGCTTGGAAAGTTTGTTAAATAATTAACAAAACCAGTTTCCAAAGTACAAGCACTAAAATTAACTGTAAATGGTAATTCTTTTTTAATTACACAAGCTGGTTCACATAAAACAGTACCAGCACTTAAACACCAATAATCTAGTGTCTTTGGGTCTAAGTTTGCTTTAGTCATTATAGACCAAGAAGGTCCTGCGTCATAACCAGATAATCCTAAAATTCTGGTAACAAACAATTGATTAGATTGTTGTAGATACGCTTTAGCGATATATGCAGATTCGTATTTTGGAATCTGTGTGTTTACAAATTTTTCTGGTGATGTTCCACCAAAATATTGTTGGAATTCGTCGAAATTTCTTACAAAAATTGGTTCAAATGCAGGACCCTTAATTGTTTCTCCGGCGATTCCCAAGGTTGTAACACCAACACTTTGAGCGACAAAACTCAAATCAACTTCTGATGTATAAACCCCTGGTGATACAAAAACTTTACTGTTAGTAGCCATTGTCTTTATTTAATTTATTCATTTATTTTAATATAAATATTAGTGTTTTCACTAAAAACTTTACTTATTATAAACTATTTATATTTTGGTATGATTTTTTTCTACCTTTTTTCTACCAATGTCAGAACAACCAAAAAAGATAAAAAATTTAAAGATTGATAAGGACGTTCACGATGTCTTAAAAAAATATTGTGATAAACGTGGACTTAAAATGTATAAGTTTTTAGAAAGTTTAATTTTGGAAAAATGTAAAGAAAAAAAAGATATATACGGTGAAGATTAATTTAGGGCCTCAACGTAAACTAAACTAGCAGGTTGGGTTGCATCTAATCTAACAATTTGAAATAAAATTGTATCATTTGTGTTAATTTGTATTTCAGTTAAATCATTCCCATAATAATCACCATTTATATAAACTTGGAACGAACTAATGTTATTTGATTGAGTTAGACTCATTTTAAATGTATAATTGAATAATTCTTCAACCTCATCAGTTGTTACTGGAAATACAACATCATAAACCGTAGGCTCTGGTGGTTGACTTCTTTTTTGTCTTTTTTTCTTATACGGTGTTTCAGTTTCAAATATCTGGAACGATCTTGTTATTGCCGGACTAACTTCAAACTGGTCTTCATCAATTAAAAAACCCATCATTGTAAATTCATATTTTTGGATATAATATTTTCGTTTTTCCAAATCCATTACAGATTCATCAGAAATATTATTCATCTTAATTGGAATGTAATGTCCTTTAATTGTTTGGTATGCTTGTAACGAAGAAAATTTTTCAATAACGGTCTGGTTAAATTTATTAACTTCACGCATTCTATTACATATAATCGCAACAGTATAGGTTATATCAACTGGAACCGGTTGAGGTATTTTGTAAATGTCGTAACCATTTTTATTACCATCCCAAGTAGGTACTTTAGCGTAAAAATATAATCTTCTATTTGGTATTGTATAAACTATCGAAGGGTTGTTACCATATTTAACTTCTGGTGTTCTAATTACAGTAATAAATGGCGGTTCAGTATTTTTATCTATGTTTTGAAAATCCCAAGTTTCTGTAAATTGTGCCCAGTTTTGTGTTGTGATTAAAATATCAATCATAGGAATTGTCTTACCCTCAACAACACATTTTAATTCGTCACGTACAAAATCTAAAAATCCCCTATCCAAATCTGCGTGTAATAAACTTTTTGGTAAAAATGTTCCATCCGCTTCTATCATATCACGAAGTTCTCTTCTTCGTGGTAGAAGTGTTTTAGATTCTGTCAAAGGAATATATTTTTTAATTTTTTTTGGTAAACCCATTATTAAAGTGCTCTAAATTCATTAGGTCCGACTGGTGCCGCAACAATTGTTTTATAAAAAGGACGATAACCTTTATATGTATGTTTAAAATCAGATATTACTCTACCGTCATTTACAACTGTGTAATACCTAACAAAATTTTCTGAATCATAATACCCAACATAATCCCCAAGGTCAATATCTATTCCCAATTCTTCAAGTGTCTTTAAATAAACAGAAATTGTAATGTTCCCAGGTTCTAACTGAACATTTTTAGTTGACCCAACATTTTTATTTTCTGGTGTTGCAATTTGTACAAAAGCGTTAAATTCAATAGGTGGTAAAAATTTAACACCATCCGAAACAGTTTCACCATAAACATCATCTGTTTTTGTCTTTAATTTATCAACTTTATAAAGAACACAAGTGAAGTTCATATCACCAATTAGCCATTCCTGACCCATTTCTATTTCAAGGTTAAAGTCACTATCACCAAAAAATTTACCTAATCTTGTTATTGGAACTCTATTCTGCATTTTGTTTATTTATTGATAAATATTGTTTTTATTATTATTTTTATGTATAACTTTGAATTTTGGAATTACAAAAACAATTAATAGAATACAAAGCTCTTGATTTATTGGATTCATATAGTGGTGCCAATAACCATATTTTGTATATGAAAACCAAAAAGGAAACTAATAAAAAGTTTTATCCCACAAGAACCCAAGCCGAATACGTTGTTGCGTATTTTGATACAAAACCAAAGGTTGCTCGTAAATGGGTTGAGTTAGATCCTTACTTTGCAAAGAAGTTCGCCCAAGAAAGATATTTGTTTGAAACTCCGGAAAAAGTTTATATTGAAAAATTACTTGTTGAAAAAGATAAGTCATATCATATCTGGGGTAAATTTTTTGAAAAAGATAATTTATCTGAGTTTTGGGTACCTAAATCATCTTTAATTAAATCACAAACGGTAGATGAGGTTATTATTGATTATTCTAAATACAATCATAGACCACCACTTTCACATCAAAAAGAAGCAATAGAAAAACTTGTTGGGTCCAGAAGATTTATTTTGGCAGATGATATGGGGCTTGGGAAATTTTTACCCATAAAAACACCAGTTTATACACCAACAGGAACTAAAAAAATCGGTGACATTAAAATTGGTGATAAGGTTATTGGTAGTGACGGTAAATCCCATAATGTTATTGGTGTATTCGCACAAGGAATAAAGGAAACATATAAAATCACATTTAATGATGGGTTTTCAATTTTAGC